CGTTGAAAAGTTAAATCACGAGAACACATAAGAATAACACCTTGTTCAATCTCTGTATTAAATAAAGCGTTGTGTGCCTGGGCGTATGCAGCTAGCTGCATGAGATAGTCTTGTATCCATTCACGTTTCTTAGGTCTGTTAGTTTGTTTAAAATCTATGATAGCTGGTTTACCTTTATACAAAGCAATCATGTCTGCTGTTCCTGCGTATTTATGTGGATAGTACAAATGTACTTCTGAACCATACACTTCTGTAATATCAGTTCCTGCTTCTTCAATTATTTTCTTTGCCATCTTTTCTGCTTGTATTCCTACATCTGTAAGATCTGCATACTTTTCTTCGTTCACTAAACGTTCTATATATAGGTGGAGCGCGGTTCCAATTTTACCAGCGTCAGATATAATTTTCTCTGCAGCTGCTTCTCCAACTTTTGCACGCCATTGTTTTAAAAATGATTTATCTTTAGTTTTATTTAGGACAGTAGTAACAGATGGTAAGCTTTCACCATCAGGTGTAAGGTATAAACGGGATTCACCATCCTGTCTTTTAAGTTCTGCGTAATTATATTTCTTTGTTAATTGCACGTGGTATTATACCACACATTCGGCCATATGACTAGCCATTTTCTTGGCTCTATTAGGAGTTTGTTTTGCCCAACGTGAGTCAAGCATTTGAATTGATGCCTCCTCATAATTAGGTGGATTTTCTGCAAGGGCCTTCCACATATTGCGAAACTTTGATACCCCTGTTTTTCCTAATTGAAAAACCATTTCTATAATTATAATTTTTGCATCATCCAAAATGTTTAAATTTTTGCATAAATTTTCTGCCCCATCTATTGAATTTTGCAAATCTTTTTGCAATATATCCATTAAAAAACTCTCTTCGTATTCCTTATTATCCTCCCAAAAATCTTCTACACACAGGTGACCTACCCCAACGGTTTTTTTATTTAAGGTGTCTAGATAAACGGTATTTTTGTATCCTTCATGTTCACGGACTGATTTTAAAAGTTTATCGTAAGTTTCTTTCTGCATTATCTATCTAACTTTTTATTTAAATTTTTAAGTTCTGTTTCCATGACAGCTATTCGTACTTCAATTTGTGTAAACATCATTAAAGCTTGTTCCATGCGATCCATATCTTTTTCCATGGCGTATACTTTTTGATTAGTCATACCCCAAGCTATTCCTAAAGCTATCAAAGATCCTATAACTGCAACATAGTCTTTTATGGTCATGGTTTTTTTATTCTCTTAGCTATTTTTTTAACAGTCTTTGATTGTCTTTTGTGCAAGTTAGATGCTTTGGTAAGTTCTTTTGATACTTTATTTAATTTATTTTTTACTGATTTGTTCATGATACTAGAGAAATAATCCCTCCTTGAGCAGCCATTCTAGGCATTTGATTAACAGCTCCGGCTGGATTGCCAAACTGGTTAGCTAATGCTGCATCCGTGTTTCCTGTATATAAACTAGCCGCTGCATTAGGATTCATTGTTGTGTTACTGGCAATAGAAGAGCCTACGACAGGCGAACCTGCCGTAGACGTTGGCGAAGACGAAGCGTTAGCTCCGACAACTGTGGGCGGTATGGATTGCTCACGTTGTTCATTAAATTGTTTTTGTTTTTGGTATTCATTAATTTGTTGTTTTCTTTTTTCAAACTCATTCATCATGTTTTCGTTATTAGTAGGTGTTTGATTAATAGTTTGTTTAAAGTTTTGAATATCATTATTTCTTAACTGTTCTGATTCAATACTTGCTAGTGTACGATCAAGATCATCTAAATCATTTTTAAAATTAATACCAATTACTTCTAAAGCTCTTGCTGCTGCAACAGAATTTTTAGGAGTATTAGGATCAATAAGATATTTAAAAGCTTTCATGTTAACGGGGTTGGTTAATACTTTACCAGTCTGTCTAGCAATTAAAGAAAATAAAACTGTACTAAATAAAGAAGACCCCATTAAAGCACCAGCTCCTGAACCAGCAGCTCCTGTTTTTGCACCAGGGGTAAAAGCTCTAAGAGCTCCACGTAATCCTGAAATTTGTGCACGTCTTGCTATGAAGGTACTAATATCTGGTATACCACCTGCAAAAGATTTTTCTAATACTTGTGTAAACTCTAACATTTCTTTCGTTGTAGGCATTCTACCCACCACACCGTATTTTCTAGAACCATCAGCTAAAATTCTTACTGTGTCTTCTCTTGCACCAGCATCAATTAATTCTGATGAACCTGTTTTTGCCCATGAAGGTAATTTACTACCAGGTGTATAACCACGTGAAGCTAATTTAAATGCTTCGTTTAAAGTTTGAAACTCATTAGTACCCGGTTCAAATATTCCTAAGTTCTTTTTAAATGCATCCACATCTAAAAATGATGCTTCGTTTGAAGGCATGTTAGAAATTTTCCTTGGATCATCTACACCTCGTAGAAATCCACTAAACAATGAATCAACTTCTGATTGTCCTTTAAAAGGTTTAAGAGATAATTTGTATGCTTCATCTACATGTCTTCTAAGAGAAGCTCTAAATATATCATCACCAACTAATTGATGAAAGTTTTTCATAGCTTCAGGAGACTCCATAAATTTAGCAGTCTTTAATAATTGATCAGAAAACTTTGTTCCTTGTTTTAACATTTTAACACGGTAACCATACATATCCATTCCTTGTATACCTAAAGCTTTAGCTATAGGTGTATCAAATAATAATTTACCATTCATGTATGCTGTATCAAAAGCTTCTTTTGCTGCTAATACTTCTGCACTTTTAGGAGAGACAGCCATTGTTCTTTCAAAAGACTGTTTAAAATCTTGTACAAATTGTAAGGACCATCCATCTTCTCCTACCTGTTTCATTAAATCAGGAAGTTCTTTTGTTAAAATTTCTTTTGATCTTGCATAACTAATAGCGTCTGCGTTTAATAAAAAGTTTTCTTCTAACCATTTTTTCATTGGATAAGATTTAGCAGTAGGTAATATTTTACCATCTAATCCTACACCGACTTTATTATCTACTGATAAGATAAATTGTTTAGCAATCCCTTTCGGATCCATGTGACCTCCACCGATAACAACGAGATCTCCAAATGAATCAGCAGTCTTGGTCCAGTTGTCTGCAAGTTCTGCTAAATGTTTATTATATTTAGTTGCTGTAGCAAATGCAGCTGGTCTAGTTACTTCCGATAGTCTTCCATAAGTCATGTAAGGACCAATAGAATCAGTCATATTAGTTAAAATTTGATTTAATTTGGTAGCTTTAACTCTAAGGTTTCCTGTGATACCACCAGATATAATTGGAAATTTACCCAGTGTTTGTTTAACAGTTCTTATACCGCCAAATCTTGTAAGGTCAGAGATACCTAAAATAGCATCACCTTCTTTTGTAACTTTAAATTTACCTAGACCAGGGTATTCATATGTTCCTGGCTCTGTAAATTTTTTACTAAGAGCTTGTGAAATCTCTGCTAAACGCATTTCATTCTTACCTGCTCCTAAAGAAGCACGTGTTAAATTTCTAACCATTTGAACGGCAGGTATAAATGATGCTGTTCCTAAAGTTATTTTAGCATCAAACTCACCAGCGTTCATGGCATTCATAATTTTTTCTGATTGATTAGGTCTATTAATTCCTTTTTCTCCAAACACACCAGCTTGATTCATAATATCTAAAGATGTTTCATATCCATAGTTGGCTGCCATAACAGATGTAAAACCACCCACCATTGCTCCACCAATTCTTGCCCAAAAAGGTCCTGGAGTAGCTTTTAATCCACGCATAGCACCTGTTCCAAATGCTTTAGCACCTATTCTATACCCTAGAATGTTACCACCAATTGATCCAGTAATTTCTGCTGCTATCTTGGCTTCAGGAAAAGGATCTGGGCTGCTCGTTGCTAATCCAAAAGGATCTGGCATTAACTGCGCCTGTACATCTGGTCCACCTTGTATTTCACGCGGAGTGTACCCCATTTCATATCCAAACTTAACTAAGTCTTGTTCTAATTCATCTTGATTAACAGAACCAGGTTCTAGTTGTTCTCTTTTTTCTGCAGCTGCAATAATTTGTGCAATCTGCGCACGAACTTCTCTTACGTCAGGACGATTTGCTAATTTTTCTTCGTTTAACTCTGCGTTAGCTCGTTGATTTTTTATTATCTCTAATTTTTGTTGAGCTTCCATGGCACGTTCTTGAACTATTTCTTTAGGTGGACCTTTAGGCCCATAGTTATAAAGATCAAAAGCTGTTTGTGAACCACCTTTAACAGAATCCCAAAAGCTAGAAAGTATTTCATTTTTTTTATCACCAAATGTTTTTCTTATTTCTCTAATGTTTTTTTCTTGTTCAGAAATAGGAACGTTACCTTCAGTTAAATATTCTAGTTCAGTGCCTTCAGGTTGCCCTATGTTTCTAGGTTTACCTGCATCACCAACAATTAAACTTGATAATTGATTCGTTGAAATAGGATTTAATTTTAAACTTCTATCTGTTTTAGCCATTAGTTTCCTTGGTATCCTTTGTTACCAAAAGTTTGATCATCTTCTGGCATATATTTATTATATAAATTAAAAAAGTTAATAGGTCCACTAGCATCAATAGTTGAATTGGAATCACCTGAATACGCTGGAGCCGAACTTTTAATCTTATCATTAACACTTACCCAACTCATATCAATAGGTAAGTTAGGACTATTTTCTGATCCACCAATAAAGTTATAATAACCATCTTGGTAATCTTTAATTGTAATTCTTTCTTTCCCGTAAATACCTGGGTCCACGGCCCATGAGTCAGTTATTTGACTACCACCTAACATAGAATGTTTTACATACTGAGAGTATAAATCTTTTGTAAATTGATGAAGCTTATGTGAAACTTGTTCTTTATCACCTGTTCCAAAACCTTTTATTTTAACTTCTTCAATAGAACGTCTAATAGTATCTGCAAGTAGACGACCAGTTGGTTGTTTTAAACGAGCAGCCAAGAAACCTAATCTATTATTAATTTGATCTAGTACATCTAATGCAGGATTAGAAATTAAATTTTTAACATAAGCATCTGTGGCCCATACATCAGTTGTCAATACGCCATCAGGGCCCATGGCTTCTCCTTTATATACATCTTTTGATCCTGTTTCAGAAATTTGGTTAGCTTGTGAACCACTAAAAATCATATTGTTTTTCATTTGTACATCTAAAGTTGCTAAACTAGCTTTCCCTGTATTGTCAACCCAAGGTACAACATTACCTAAACCAAAAGCGTTTACAAATTGTTTTGATTCTCTAGTAAGTGTTCTAATTTTACTAGCTACGCTAGCTGTTGCACCCGTTTCTAAATTACCAGAATATAATCCAAACTTAGGATTCATTTGTATGTTTAAAGCATCCGGTAAAGCTGCTTCAAATACTGAAGCTAAAGCTAAGTGTTGTCCACGTTGTGATTTAGTTAAGTCTCCTTGATAAGGATCATTGCCCGCAGAAGCTGCTGCGTTATCTAAGTCACTAGTGATACGAATGTCGCCTGGTTCAATTCCTCTTTCTGGATCTCCGTTTCTTGAAAGATTTAAATAATATGCAGCGCGCTCACCCTTATCAAATACTTGATCAAGTGGATCCCATTGTGTGTAAGTTTGTCCATCTGGTGTTTCAATTACTTTTTTCATCATAACTTGACGCAATGTTCCTTTAGGATCATTACCTTCAAATTGTTTTTTAATTAATTCTTTTGTATAGAAATCTTCTATATCAGTTATTCTTGCATTTTTAGCTGTAACTTCATCACGGTATATTTCATACGCTGCTAGTGCAATTTCTTTTTCTTGTTTAGATTTGTTAGCTAAATTTTGCATTGCTATTGGTAGTATTTCATTACCAGCTGTTGCTGCTACATCTAAGAAACCAGCTAAACCAGATCTATTAGTTTTACCACTCATTAAAGATAAACCTAATTGCATTAACATCATCGTGTTCATCATTTTACTATCATCACCCATCAAAGACATAAGTTCTGCTTTAGTATTTTCTATACTTTTAATTTCTATGTCCGAATCTTCTGCTGCTATTGCTCCTGTTAAATCATATGTTTCAACACCTTGTCTTACTTGTTCTCCATTATTTGCACCATAACCTAAGTTAGCTGCTTCTTCCTCTACACCTTCTGCTAAATTACTTTCACCTTTATTCGTGTTTAAATCATCAGCATTGTCACTATTAGTAACTGATGAAGTAGAACTAGAATTTAAAATTGCTTGTTCTTCTTGTAAAGATTTTTCTTTATCTGAAATTTCTTGATCAGACATCATTACAAATTCTTCTACTTGTTTTCTTACTTGTTCACCATTATCTACTGCATCTTCATAAGACATTGCTGGAACTGGTAATCCTTGTTCTTCTAAAGTTGTATTTACATTTGCACTTTCTTGTTCCATAATTACTTCGTTAGCAACTGGATCATCTTTTAACCAATCAGGCATCATAGTATATATAGTACCTGTTGCTATAATATTTCTCATTGCTTTCTTTTTAGTTGCTGGATCCATTGTTGCCCAACGTTCTTTTAATGTTCCAAAATTAGTAAAAGGTGCATTGTATATATTTGCTGCATTAAATTTAGTGCCACCACCTGTTGTAGTTGTATTACCAAACAAATCAGTTTGTGTTACTTCTTCTGTTTGTTCAAAAATAGGAGGTCTGTTTTTATTACGCATGTCTTTCATTTGAGAATCTATGTTATAAAAACTATCATCTAAATTTTGACCAAAAATATTTTGTTGATTGTTTACATCTCTAGGAATTACTTCTTGTGTATTAAGTACTTGGTTTTCACCTAGATCATCCACATAATTTATAGGAGGGTTATCTTTATACTTAAACATTTCAAACTGTGGATCTTTTTTAAATGCACTAAAACCATATTTAAAAAAATTTCCTATTCCACCTAAGCCACCTTTATAAAGTGCTTGTCGCATTTCTCCGTCTGGCCCTCTTTTAAATAGAGCTCTGTTTAAAGTATTCCCCGCCATGGTTCTCCTTTAGTTGCCTGTCATGTTTCCAAATCCTTGGTACGCTGCTAGACCTGTGATGCCTGCTCCCACTGCTTGTGCAAGAGGATTAGCTTGAGGTGTTGTAGCCATAGCCAAAGACGATGCACTTGTAGGTGCACCCTGAAAGATGTCTGAAACAAAGCCCATACGCTGATAAGGTTCATACATCTGTTGTATTTGTTGTCTATAGTCTGCATCATAGCCTTGTTGAGCTAATTGTTGTTGCGTTGCACCAGTTTGCATTAACGTAGAAATATCACCCATGTTTAATTGTTGTGCTTGCTGTCCTAATGCAGCTTGTTGTTGTGCACCTTGACCGTATACTTGATTAGCTGTTTGTTGTGCTTGTCCATAACCTTGCGCTAAAGATGAACCAACTGCTTGTGCTTGTTGACTTGCTAATTCTGCTTGTTGAATTCCTTGCCTTGATCCACCAAATGCACCTGCTTGAACTGCTTGCATGTTTGCATCATTTCCTGCTTTAGCAAATTGATCTTCTATTCCTTGTGTAACATAATCTTGATATGGATTTAAAAAATCTTTATAGGCATTAGGATTTACAGCTCTGTTTGCTAATGCTGAAGCATTTTGCATAAAAGGTTGATAACTACCAACACCTTGTGAAGATAAATTAAATGCTCTGTCTTGTTGATCATCAAACCCAGCTACTTGTTGTGTAGGTAACGTTGGATTATAAGATCCTGCTTTTCCTGTTTTTGCTAAGTTAACTGCCTGGTCCATAAGCCCAAGCTTACGGCCCATAACCTCTGGCATCTCCGATTGATACCGTATCGCAGTATCTCCTGTTGGAGCTCCTCCACCTGTACTCATTAAATTACTCTCCTGTATTTAGCTTCTTTTTTCATACCTAAACGTTTAGCCATTGAATCAAATTTATCGACATTCATGCCGTTGGTAGAAGGTTCAAAATAAACTTCTCTTGCTTTGTTTGTTTTAGCCCATTCCATAAATTTTTTCATCATAAAAACTGCACCCATTTTTCCTCTTTCCGATGGAATCACATACAATTCTGATTCCCTCGCAAAAAAATCTTTCATAAAAGAAAACTGAATTATCTCACCTGTCATGAAACCAATTTTCTCTTCGCCCTTCATTGTAATAATCCCAAACATATACAAGGGACTATCTATAACCCGGTAAAAATAACTTTTTATTTTTTCCTTGTCATACTCGCCGTCATTCCACTCTGACTCATCAAACATATCCTTTGTGGCTTTTAAGATCCACTCAAGATCGTCTTCTTTAAAAAATCTCCACTCCACTAAGCATATCCGACTGTTGTCATCTCCGCTGGGGTTTGCGAATTAGGGTCTAATTGGTTCATCATGTTGTACATTTTTTGTGCTCCAACCATACGATCTCCTCCTCCTAGATTTTCTACTGCTTTTGCGGTGACTACAAATTCGCCATCGCTTAACATTGCAGGAATATCATCTGACGTTCCTGTTCCTGGTCCATTAGACGCGCCTCCAAAACGCATGTCTAAATCACTTATGCCACCTTCAGACTTACTATCACGTAATGCTTTAGCTGTAGGTGCACCTGCGGAACCTGGTGATCTCATTTTTTCTCCACTTCCATCTGCAATTCGTTTTCTTTTTGCATGTATGTTAGCCCACAAACCATCTTTAGCATGAACTCTACCACCACTTGCTGCCATTGGTCTATCTATATCTAACTGTTGAATAAATTCCATTAACTCATCTGGACTACTAGGTGGTCTTCCAAATTCATTAACAAACATATTAAATGCTTCTGCCATTGGATCTGGTGCTGATGCAGTTTGTGTTTCTTCTACCATTACCTCACCACCATCATTAAAACCTTCAAATGGATTGTCATAGTAACCAGAATAATATTCTAAGTTTTTCTTTCTTTGCATTTCTTCTATGCGCGCCATTTCTTCTTCTCGTTTTTTCTTATCGTATTCAGGATCACCGGCCATGTAAGCTGCTGCAACTGGAAGACCAAATTTAGCGATACCTGACGCTGCCGCTGTTCCCCCGTATTGAGTTCCCCCTACTGTCAATAAGTTTTTTAAAATTCCAGGTTTCATTTTTCCTAAAACGCTAGACATTCCTGTGGTCCCCATAAATCCACCAGTGAGACCACCAAAGATAGCTCCACGTTTCATATCTTTTCCTTGAATTTTATTAACGAGTGCACCTAATATTGCACCACCGACCATGCCTCCTATAAAGTAGCCAGGTCTATCTTTGTATGCGCCTATGCCTTGTTTTTGTTTATCCATAGTTTTGCATAAACCTTCTTCTTTTTTCTTCTAATGTTGGTTCTTGATAAGGCTCGTAATTTTCTTCATCTATTTCATCACCTTGTATTTTTCTACCAAAGTAATCTATAAAACCACCGTCTGCGCCGGGGTCTTGAAATAAATTAAATGGTAATCCAAATGTTCCTGCCATTAAATCCTCACCACTTTCTGCTGGGGTCATTTCAGGCATACCACGTGGCTCAAAACCTTCAAATGGATTGTCATAAAATTTTTCATACAAATCCATGTTAGGGTTTATTGTTTCACTTTCAAAAAATTCTTCTCCGCCCATTGGTCGTCTTCTATTATAATTTACAGGTAATGCATCTGCTCTATTAATTATTTCACCATTCATGGATGCTTGGTTACCTTCATAATCCCGTATTGAAACAGCGTTACTCTGAGGTACTAAACTACCATCATTAGCCACGGCAGTCTCTGTCCTGTTAATTATTCTAGGGTTTTCTCTCCCGTATCTTTCCATTTGTCCTTGATTAAAAGCACCGTAAGGACTGTTGGCTACAGCTTCATCTTTAGTAAAATAACCATCGGTATCAAATATTACACCAGGACCATCATCTACTATTTCTTCATCCATATACATAGAATCATAATTGCCTGGATTTAATTGTAGATCATTAGTAAAGCCCATAAGATCTCTCATTGCCTGCCCATCTTCAAATTCAATGTCTGAACTATTAGCACCTTGATTTAATTGATTATAAATTTCAGCTAATTTTCCTGCTTGAAGGTTAGAAATAATTTCTCCCTCTTCATCTCTTTCTGTAGAAAATTGTCTTGCCATTATATCTGGATTAATAAAATCACCAAAATTAGAATTTGCAATTGCATAATCTTCTCTTAACATTTGATTACGGTATTGTTCTGCTTCTCTTCGCATTCTTCTATTGTCCATAACTTGATCAAGTAAATCTTCATTCATGATTCCACGAGAACGTGCATTGTTGCTGGCTTCCATGTTACCACCAAATCTTTCATCCATTGCAGGACGTCCTCTAAAAAAATCTCTTGCTCTCTTAGAAGCTCCTTGTGCATCTTCTCTTCTTCTGTTTTTAAATCTAGTTCTCTGTCTTTGTGCTTCGTCAACCACTATAAATCTCCTGCTATACTTTTAATTATCTCGTGAATGGCTACAGAAACTTTAACGTCACGTCTAATGTGGTGTACTTCTGTATCAGTTGCAGGGTTACTAACATCATCCTCAGCTTCTTTATCTGAACCATATTGTTTTCCTGTTTGCGTATTAGTAATAGTTACTTCGGCTGGCACGACAATTTCAGGTACTTGTTCCCCGTTTACCGTGGTCCATTTTACTACACTATCATCTTTTATAGGCATATTTACTCCTTATATCAAGTATTATTATTAATTTCAAGCACCGAAAGCACTACATGTAGTCTATCTGCATTACCTGGGGTAACTGTTATTATCTCACCTTGCTTGGCTATGAGGGGTTGAGTCAATAATTCTACAGGAACCGCAGCTCCTACCACTATATCTTTACCTAAACTAAACACTGCACTTGCTGCATCTGTAATAGTTGCTGTAATTGTGCTGCCAGCAGCTGAATCATCACTAACTCTTATAGACTTAATTACGGCCTGTATTTTATCAGGCACTGTATACAGTACTACTGGATTTGTATTTGTAGCTAAGTCTGCTTTATAATTCGTGTATATGTTACCCATTAAACCACGCAAACGCTTCATCATCATTACGCAACGTTTCCGGTGTGTAAGTACTATTAAGCAATAAAATTAATTGTTCTAAGTTAGCAACTAGTTTATCTATTTGCACTTTGTCATATTCTTGTTGACCTTGTGGCGTTCTTGGTAATATTATTTGTGCCATTATCGCATTCCGTCTTGTTGTACATCAGCTCTGTATGTACCATAACGCCAATTAGAACCAAGTTCAGTAGTTTTTATACTAACTTGTGCTTGTCTTCCACGTGCACGTGTGTCTACTTTAGTCGTTGTAGATGTTATAGTATGAGTAGTTGTAGTAGCAGTTGATGTAGGGTATAATTTAAAAATTAAATCTACATTTACATTACCTGCAATATTTTTAAAATCAGGTATAAATCTTTTTATGGACATTAATCTTTCTCCAGCTTCTGGAATAACAAAAGCGCCTGAATTTAATTCTGATTCTAAAGCAACGCCGTTAGCATCGGTTCCAAATTCTTGTGCATACATTAATGCACGTCCGTTAGTAACACCAGATATTTCTGTTGCTGGTGATAAAGGTTTAACTGGTGTTGTTGAGCTGTTAGGATCAAAGTCTAATGCATAAGGAAAATCATATACACCTTTATCAACCCATGATGATCTTGCTAATTCTCCAATTGACCAAGATTGTTCTTCATAATTGTAAGTTACGTATCTATCTATTTGCGAAGATCCATTAGAAGGATAAAACCATGTTACTTCATTAAATTCACTATTAAGACAAGCAAAAGTATCTTTTTGTGATGCCTGGTCTATGTTTGTAAATACATAATCCTCTACACTGCAAGGTATTTTTTTCACCGAACCATCGAACACGAAAAAAGAATCTTTACCCATCCAAAATGAGTTACCATTTTGTTCTACTGCTGAATGCAATCCTATAGCACCACATGCAGAACCTAACTGGGAAAAACCAAATGTAAACGGTGCACCTACTAATTGCATTTGATACAAAGCTGTATCTGTCCATACAAGTATAGCACCACGCGATCTTTTAGCGGTAATTAGTTTACTACCATCTGTTAATCTTTGTGAACCGGATGTGTTAGTTGATGTAGGAGTCCAATCATTTTCATTTTCTTGATCAGACCAACGTATAAACATGTCATCTTGTGTTGTTGTGCCTATAAGCTGTGTTCCAAAACATATTACATGTCTATCTGTACCAGACACTAAAACAAATCTACTTTGCGTTGGTGCGTTTGTTAAAATAGCTGCTGCTATGGGTGTACCTGCACTAGCTGATGTGTCCCAATAATAAAGAGAACCATTAAACTGGCATGCTAATAAATCTTCTCCCCAAGTGTCCAAGGACCATTTACCTGAATCTAACTGTACTGAGTTAGGAGCTGCAAGACCAGCGCGTGTTGTATTCCATGTAGATAATCCCCAAGTTCCTGCACCCCAACCGTAACCGGCTATAGATGTTGCGGGGTTTGTATTAATTTCATAAGATGCTGTTGCTGTTTCTGCAGAAGCACCTGCGCTTGTCGCACTAGCAGTTGCTGTAATTTTATATTGTGATGTAGATACAACTTCTATTATTTCGTATTGTTTATTCTGTAATGTAGCTGCAGGTATACCATTAACAGCGCCACTTACACTTGTTATAGTTACAAAGTCTCCTTCTATTGCTCCGTTTGCTGCATCTGTTACGGTTACTGTAGGAGAATTATTTACAGTTGTAAAACCTGTAATATTACCAACAGCTGTTGCGCGTGTCGGTGTAATATCATACCATGCATCGTTTTGATAAACGTATAATTTTTTATTAGTTCCTGTTGCTAAGTATTGTTCTCCTCTAAGATCAAACCAGTCAACAATACCACGTGCTGCACCTATTAAAGTTTCTGTAGTAACTGTAGTAAAACCACCTATTTTTTCTGGAAGACCATATCTAAATCTAACATTTTTACCAAAGAACCATTTACCTTCAGCACCATACTCAGTGTCTTGTTGGTCTATTCCTGGTGCTATTGGTACTTTTATAAGAGTCATTTAGCTCCTATACTGCAGAATCGTAAAATCTAATAAAACGATCCGTGCCGTTAATACTTACGCGTATTGCTCCTACTTTTGCTCCAGTTTCTCCAGTGGAAGAAGATAAACTTTTTGTGCTATCGCCAGCAGATGTTCCATCAAAATGAATAAATTCTTGATCTTGATCATCTTGGTCTAAAGATAAGCAAGCTATTGCTCCAGTTGCATTATTTTGATTAATTTCTAGTTTAGCGCCTGAAGGTGTACCTGTTCCAATGCCAACAATGTCAGCACTACCATCTGTAAATAAAAGGGACACATCAGTGTCTCCTTCAAACCTTGCATCTACAGCTGCTCCAGTTTCATTAAAAGTAAAACTACCTCCATCTACATTTACATTTCCTGTTGCTGTTAAAGTAGCAGCACTTATTAATCCTGTTACTCCTAAAGTAGAAGTTAAAGTTACAGCACC